ACCGGCTGTAAACCAAAGCAATCGCTCGTTGTCCCATTCTACTCCAAATCTGATTGTGGGGGTGGGGCCAATCCCCACCCTCACAATGTTTAGTTAGTCGTTCAGGTTGCGAAGCAGTCCCTGACGGGAGCGGTTGCTTGTAGTCAACTCGCCGTAGCAGAGAATCTGCGCGTAACGCGCATCCTGATTCGTGGGCCGCACGAACGGAGTTGGCTGGAACCAAGTTTCCGTATGAGCAACCAATCTGATGTACTTAGTGTTCAAGAAGTACATCTTAGTGTCCAGATTGGTGTCGCTGTCGTAGGTCACCGGGGCACCCTTGAAGAGCAGATTCTGGAATCCAGCATCTGCTACCTTGGCATCCGTGTACCGCAACTGCGGCTGAAGTAGAGCCTCGTAAGCCTCGTACTCATCCTGATCGCTAATGATAATGGTCGGCTGGTCGTTACCAACAGACACAGAGTTGTATATCTTCGCCATAGTTTCAATAGCGAGAGCGCCAGCGCCCGTATCGGCAGGACCGTTACGGATTGTTGCGCGCCACCAATCATTGTCTCCGTCGCTGGAGTCAATACCGCCAACGGTGGCAGTATTGTCACCAACGAGAACGCTCATACCGAGCATGTCCTTGCTGGAGTTGCCAGTACCGTCGGCCCAGAACATTGTGTTCATGTTCTGAATGATGGTTTCCTCAGCCTGCATGATCTTGCCTTCAAGAAGGTCAATGATCTGTGCTTCGCCATTGTTCTTGGCTTCTTCTATACCGGTGATTGTTACACTCGCGGCGTACTGTTTCCATGAATACTCAGCAGCGGTGATACCGGTCTGAGCCGTAATGGTAATAGTGTCGTCGCCAGCGTATGAACCGGCTGTTGAGTTTGTCCCGTAGATGATGGGAACAACGATCTTCGCGCCCCCGCTGATACGCCGCAATGTCTGTCCATTGGTTAGCGCATAAAACAGCGGGCGGGCCGTGAACACGTTGTCAGCCAACTTCGGGATGTAGTTCTTCAGTGTGGTACTGAGAATCTGATTGAAGTCAGAGTTTCCTGCGGCCATGCTGAATCACTCCTTCCGTTTATTAGTAGTTGGTTATGTCTGTTCTCGTGCCAGCATGTAAGCATCACGAATCGACTGCACCGCATTAGTCGCCCGCTCCACATTCCCTGACGGTGTGCCAGAGGAAGAGTCCACTACCGTCGCTGCACGCTTCTCGTCCACAATATCGGCGTTCTGAGCCTTCCGCTGCATATCCCCGTAGGTCATATGCGTGTAAGCGGCCTCTAGATTTCCGATGTTGTGTTTCAAAGCGTGCGCGAATAGCGCACTCTGGTCAATGGGAGCGTTGAACTTCTGCTCTAGTGTTGACAACTCGCCTTGCAAGTTTTGCTGTCTCCACGCTCGGTTCTGGTCTTCAATGGAAGATTCGATTCGGCGCAAGCGACTTTCGTCCGGGTCCATATCAACATCCCCTACCATACCGGTAGTGTCGCTTAGGTTACCCGTGATTCCAACCCCGAAAGCGTCGGCCAAGGCCGTAACCGCTCCCTGAGGATCGGACTCTAATGCTTGCACGATTGCCTCTCCCTGAGCCAATCTCTCGCGTTCGCGGGCCAACTCCTGCGTCTTACGGGTGTAATCCGACTGTCGCTGGTAACCGCTCTGTAGTTCATCCAACGTAACCTGATGTTCTTCGCCGTCAATCTTGACACCGAAGGTCGGGCTATTGGGGTCTACTACAGTTTCTGAAACTTCTGGAGTGCTGGTGTCCAGTTCCATAGTTTCTGGCATTTGGAATCCTTTCGGTTATTCCTATAGAATGATATTACTGTCCCATTACAAGTTGGGTAGTTCCATCCCCATCTGGTTCTGCAACTGTGCCAACAACTCTGGAGGTACCCCCCCGGTAGCCTCAAATACCTGTTCAGGGATAGGGGCTGGCCCCATACCACCGGTCATTGCCGGAGGTTCCATCCCCGGTGCCCCTTCTGGTGGTGGCCCCCCCGGCGCACCGCCGGGGGGTGCCATCGGCTGTTGCTTGACTAAATACTTTTCAGGGTTCGTGATGCCGAACCCGAAGGTTAGAACGTGTCGTGCCAGTTCAGACGGGTCAACGACGACGCCTACAAGCGGGGCCATCGCGTTCATCAACGAAATGGCCTGCTGCCGTCGGGCAGTCTCATTCAGCGGCTGTGTAGAGCCACCCTCTACTTCAAAGTCGTATTCGCCCACGATGTCGTCACGAGAATAGGCAACAAAGTATTTGGTGTCATCCTTGCCGGTGATGCGCACCATCTGTGCTTCAGTCATGTATTGCTGCATCAACTGCATGACACGGCGACCGATCTCTCCGATACCTAGTTCGATGATCGCCAACTTGTCACCAGCGCGGGCGTTGCCAGCGTCTGCGATGATGCTGGCCTCTGTAGCAGTACGCCTGATCTCAGGCATCTGCCCGCGAGCGTATTCGGATACGCCGCTAACGGTGTTGATGTCCTGTTCGATGATGTGGGACTGCTGGTAGATTTCCGGGGCCAACGGCGTCTGCGGTAGGGGAACCACAACCTCGTTGAGACTCCGGTTCTCATCGATAACCGGAACGAAACGCCCATCCTCGTCGGATTCCAGCGACTCGCGCCCCTCCGGGCCGAAAGACCGCTCATGGTACAGGTACTTCCGGGCGTACCGTTTACGATGGTTGACCATCTGTGTACGGGTCTTGTTCAGTTCCTCCTGAAGCGATTCAATCGATTCAAGGTCACCCATCGGATAGAACACGTCCGGTATGTCGTAGTTGCGGAGCATCACGAACGGATGACCAAAATCGTACGGCATCGGAATGGGGTCCAGCAGGTAGTCCTCGCCATTGTACGCGCTCACACAGAGGGTACCCTCTTCCAGATTGTAGTATTCGTACAGGGTCACCCGGTCAACCAGATCGGAATACTCTTCGCGTTCGTTGTCGTTATCCCAACGAACCTTCAGACCAGAATCGCCGGTCAGGTTGCGTCGTATCGCAGCCTTGAAACGCTTGTCCTTCTTGACCTCAGCCAAGGGTCGCACAATACGTTGGGCGATCCACTTGGCATCCTCCAAGCAGGTGGCCTCAGGGTCCACGAATACGTCAAACGGTGAAACCCGCTCTACGAACGCCTGATCCTCCACGATTTCCATTTGAGAATGGGGAAGAGAAGCGTAAATGTCGTCGTCGCTGGGCAGGTCACCCGCCGATTCGGGAAACGCATAGGAATAGTCCTGTACCTCAGTAACAGCCTGAGCGTACATTCCGTCCATCTCTTCAGAAGAGAGAGGGCGTTCACGTTCGCTGAACTTCCACCCAACCTTGATCCAACCATGACCGACAATCAGGAAGTCCTTTACCGCCCGCCGGAACGGCTTGCGGTAATCGTGGTGTCGCCACAAATAGTTGACGATCGCCTCTACAAAAACGGCACGGTCCTGATCGTCCTCGCGCGTAGGGGCAACAGTGATCTTAGGATGGTTCACCGCGATCGACGGGGCGATCACGTTTATGGTACTGAACGCTAGGTTGACTGAGATACGGTCTTCGTTGTTTAGCCGTCCAGCATTCCAAAACGTCTTACCACGGTACAGATCAATGAGTCTACGCCATTTGATGTCGTAGCCTTCGTCGGTGCGCCAGCGACGCCCCAACTCCAACCGGTCCTGAACCTGTTGGAATCGTTCTGCTTTGGTTTCTCGCGCCATCAGCCTGATGCTCTCTCCACGGTTATACCCGCTGCCTCTGCTTCGGCAATCACTTTCTTCTCTCGTTCACGCAAAGTGAGGTGCTGTTCATCTAATGGACATTCCCGTTCACGGTAACCACGTCCGGTAACAATCCGAATACCTAAAAGTTTCTGACGCCACTCCCACAACTCTGCCAGTTCCAAACGACCCTTCGGACCCTTCAGGTCCGTAACGTACGTTTCAAACTGCTCGTAGGTTGCGTCAGGGGGAAGGATCAACTGCTAGAAACGGCACCGCTAGGCTGCACGGAGGCAGGCTCTACCTTGCCGGTCTTGCCATGCTGGTTCTCGGGTGTCATACGTCCCCTGATACCAGCACCCTTGTCGCCGGGTTGGGCGTTGTCGATACCCTCCTTCGGGGTGGCGGTCTGTGACCCGCCCGGTCGCGCGGGACCGTTATACAACTGGTTTGTGTTCAACTTCATCGTTGCACCCATGCCAGAAGCATTATACTTATTCGGCTTACTCATACAGGACGCTCCATTTCAGTCGGCTTTGTCCTATCAAAGTGTTCAAACTGTCCCACGGAAAGCACTTTGACCGATAATCTCGCCATGTTCCGGCACCTTATCGGGTATCTGTCTCCGCCACCAGTCAAGAGTCCACGTATCATCCACCACAGGGGCATATTCGGGAATATGCGCATATTTGCGCATCTGATTGGCGAGAGCAATCGACATCACCCGATCATCATAAGGAGAACCCGACATACCACCCCTATCGTTGCGAACAAAAGTACGCAACTCAGCAATCGTACTCTCACAATGAATCACCAACTCGTTGTTCTTCAAAGCCTTAGCGAGATCATCGATCATCAACGGTTTAGACGTACGCGTCGTACGCCAACCATACTCCTGAGTAACCCGATTATTCTCAGTGTTCAATGAACGCTTACGGAACAGGTTCGGATACCCCAACTGACGCAACTGCACAATCGTCGTCAACCCGTGGTTGTTCGACTCCACACAACACAGGGCGTTCCCATACCAGATCCCAACACGGTAAACCTCCACCGCCAACTCGTCAGGAGGGATATGCCCATGCCAGATAGCGACCTGTTCACCCGCCTTCACGTCGATAACCTGAATGCAGGAGTAGTCGCCGTGACCCAAACCCTCAGCAGTATCGACCCCAAGGACGTAACCGCTCCACCTTTCCGGCTTCTCAAACACGGTCAGCATCGGAACTCTAAAACATTCTTCTGTAGTTCATGTAGATAGCCGTCCACACCCGATCGAATATGCACACGCATAGCGTCAAGTATGTCAAGATCAAAAACAGGGTTACCAGAGCGAACAAATGCTTCTTCGGGACTGGTCGGGTACTCCTGTGCGAGTTGCCACGACAGCATCGACTGCTTCTTACCCTCATACCACGCCTCATCCCTGTCCTCAGAGGCCGACCACGGAAAAAACATCGACTTGAAGTTATTGTTACCAGTCGCAGCGCCCGTCCACAAGGTGTGGAAAAAGTTACCAGACCCGTTCGCCGTAGACAACCCGATAATCCGGCCACCCACATCGGCAACAGGCTCTATAGAAGCCCACGCTTCCTCAGGGTTTGGAAGGAACGCCCATTCGTCAACCACAACCAGCGTTGCCGACTCGCCGCGAGCAGGATCGGATGCTGAAGGCATCGAAGTAATCTGGCTGCCATTGCTGAACGCCATCTTCTGCTGATGCTCAACCAACGACTCAGGGCCACGATCCACCAACCATTCCGGCATGTGCTTGAAACCATACTTCGTCTTGCGCAGCAACAGTACCGACTCCCGCTCTGTACGCGACAAATCGATGATGTTCTGATCGTCGTGAAAAAACGCCAACCAAAACTGGTGTGCCGACACAAGGGTAGTCCACCCGATCTGACGCGCTTTCAGCGTCAGAGATTCCTCC